CTTCAGTCCAGAGGTGATTACATTCTGGACTATGAGAACTGTGACATGTCTCTGGACCATGTGGAGTACCACAAAGCTGAAGATATTGATGGAGAGAAGTCCGGGGACGCTTCGGATAACCTGTACTGCTTTTTCAAGGTGGTGTGAACATGGATGAGAGAATTAATGAGGTTCTGAGATTGATTGATATACAGCTTGCCACAGTCCCGGATAACCCCATTGAAGAATCATACAAGGCAAGAACATTGGCGAGCTACGTACAGGCTCTAAATGGGATTTTAACGGCTCAGAAATCATATAAGGAGGAAAGTATCAGTGAGTGAATTTGAAATCCGTATTCCGGCAAGAAAGAAACAGCCAGCAACTGATAAGGACAACCCGGTCGTGAAAGTTTCGCCAGAAGCATACAACGCACTGGTTGAAATCTATAACGAATCAACCATTTCTATGAAGGATATCGCGAGTTTGCTGATTGTTGAGGGCAGCAAGCATGTGGTTTATGACAAGGAGGAATAGTAATGGCAACACCCGTATTAATTATTGGAAAATCTGGTTCTGGCAAGAGCACCAGTCTTAGAAACTGCCAGAATGAACATTGGAATCTTATTAGAGTATTGAATAAACCGCTTCCGTTTAAAGGAAAGATTGACGGATGGTTTACAGATGATTACCAACAGGTAATGAAGTGTCTGATCGCATCAAAAGCGGAGTCAATTGTGATTGATGATGCAGGATATCTTATTACGAATCATTTCATGAAGGGACACGCTTCTGCCGGAAAAGGCAATGCAGTGTTCGCTCTGTACAATGATATTGGAGACTATTTCTGGAATCTTATCCAGTTCATTGTAACAAAAGTACCGCAGAATAAAATTGTTTACCTTATGATGCATGAGGAAAAAGATGACTCCGGGGAAGTAAAGCCTAAGACAATTGGTAAGCTTCTGGACGAAAAAGTTTGCATCGAGGGCATGTTTACCATCGTTCTTCGATGCATCGAAGAGAGTGGAAAGCACTTATTTGTCACTCAGTCCAGTCAGGGAGCGGTAAGTAAGTCCCCGATCGGGATGTTTGACAGTTTAACTATTGATAACGACCTTGCAGAAGTTGACAAGGTTATCAGAGATTATTATGAATTAGGAGGAACAGACAATGCAGAAACCAAATAATTACGATACTACACAGGCAGCAGGAGAATTTGAACCAATTAAGCTTGGTGGTCATAAGATGGTAATTAAGCAGATATCAGAGAAAAAAACACAGGGTGGACTCGATATGCTCGTTATCTTGTTTGATTTCGCAGAAGGAGACGAACAGGCCGGCTATTTCATGAAACAGTTTGAGAACGATATCCGTCCAGACAAGAAATATCCGAATGCAGGTACTAATTACATGGTTATTGATGAGGGTGTAGATTATGGTGTCCGTAACCTTAAAACATTTATCACATGCGTAGAAAAATCAAATCCGGGATTTGCCGTTAAGTGGGGCGATAACTTCGGGCAGCAGTTTAAAGGAAAGCTGATCGGTGGAATCTTCCGTCTTGAAAAAGACTGGTACGATAACAAAGAAGTAAAACGTCACAAGCTTGCATGGTTCCGAAGTATTGAGGGAATTAAGGATGCAGATATCCCAGAAGAGCGTACCACAAAAGCCTATGACGATCATCTGAAAGAAGAAGCTATCATGGGAGCAAATCCGTCAGGTACGGACTTTATGAGTATTCCAGACAGCGTGGCAGATGATGTCCTTCCGTTCAATTAAAAGGATGTGTTTTTAATGGTTATACAAGCAGACACAAGAGAACACAAAAAGGAATGGGAACGGATTCAAAAACAGTTTGATGACCTTGGAGTGCAGTATTTCAGATCAAAGTTATATTGTGGAGATTATCAGTCGCTTGACAACGCAAAGCTCTGTATTGACCGTAAGAAGGATTTACAAGAGCTTTGTGGAAATGTCTGTCAACAACATGAAAGATTCAAGGCAGAACTTATCAGGGCACGTGAAGCCGGTATTCAGCTGATTATCCTATGTGAGCATGGACCAGATATTAAATCAGTTGGCGATGTGTATTTTTGGGAGAACCCAAGGAAACACAAAGTTATCTGGAGGACGATAAACGGCAAAAAAGTAAAGACTGTAATCTCTGACAAGGCTGTTGATGGCTGCCAGTTGTATAAATCTCTCTGCACAATCAGAGATAGATACGGAGTCCGATTTGAATTCTGCACGAAAGAAGAAACTGGGCGGCGGATCGTGGAGCTGCTGTCATGACTAAGGGAGAAATCAAACAGTCAGTAAAAATGCCAGAAATTCTCTCCAGGTACGGGCTAAGGCCGAATAGAGCAGGATTTATATGTTGCCCTTTTCACAAGGAAAAGTCAGCGTCCTGCAAAATCTACGATGATTCCTTTTACTGTTTCGGCTGTGGAACTGGCGGTGATGTGTTTGATTTTGTGATGCAATACGAATCCGTCCCTTTTAGTACGGCGTTTATTGAGCTGGGTGGCACTTATATATCAAAAAAAGGTAAAAGCCGCAACCAGATCAGACATGAAATGCGAGATATTAAATCAAAAAAACACAACCCTGTTCAGGATCCTAATGAGATTGAGCAGGTAGAAAAGAACATACTTATGTACGAAACAGCACTAAAAACGTTCCCTCCTGATTCAGAAGAGTGGTATATGTGCCAGTTTAATCTTGAGAAAGAAAAAAGCAGATACGAAATGTTATCAGCTAAGTCAGGAGGTGAGAAAAATTCTTGAAAATATTGAAAACTTACAGGCACAAGACTTTATGGAAAAGCAGTTGTATGAAGAGCTTTTTTCAGTAAAAAGTAAAATTGACCGCTCAGAAATCAAGTTTAAGCTGATGGACCGGGCAAAAAGTGTGAAAGCGAAGCATATAGCAGAAGAGTTCATAAAGGAATTCCAGAAAGCAGAACAGGAAAAGGAAAAAGAAGAAAAAGTAAATCGTTCTATGCAGTTAGTTGAAAACATCACAAACTTTTATCCTGATTCTGTTGATAAGGAATATCCTAACATGGCTTGTGGTAGCTGGATAGCTACAGAGAACGGAATATTTTCCTCTGAAACATCTAAGGCAAGAGAACTTGTATGTCACCACCCGATCATGCCGATACGTCGTCTAAAAAACATCGAGACAGGAGAGGAACAGATCACGGTGGCTTTTAAAAGGGATGGATATTGGACAGAAATAACTGTTCCAAAAATTGACATTGTGACTTCCAGGGCAATAACTAATCTTGCAAGGTTCGGGGTGCAGGTCAACTCAGAGAATGCAAGGCTTCTCGTAAAGTATCTGGCGGATGTTGAAATGTACAATGCCGATATGATCGACATACAGCACTCTACAAGCAAACTGGGGTGGCATGGTAATACATTTGTCCCTTACGACCTTTCAATCGTTTTTGACGGTGAATACCGCTTTAAAACGCTATTCCAAAGTATACAGGAAAGTGGAGACTACTTCAAGTGGGTGACTCTGGCTAAGCAGCTACGATCATGCGGACGATTGGAACCGCGAATAGCACTGGCAGCATCTTTTGCGAGTGTTCTTATACAGCCGCTTGATGCGCTACCGTTCATCGTAGATCTCTATGGGCAGACAGGAGGCGGAAAGACGGTAACAATCAATATAGCGGCATCGGTTTGGGGGAATCCGGCACCGGGAGCCTACGTTGGGAATTTTCGTTCAACAGATACATCATTGGAGACAAGGGCAGATATGCTCAATAACTTTCCGATGATTCTGGACGACTCGAAGAATGCTTCTCAGTATATCCGGGATAACTACGAAACATTGATTTACAATCTCTGTTCTGGCAAAGGAAAAGCACGTTCAAATAAGGACCTCGGAGCAGCTAAGGAAAATACATGGAGTAATGTGACTATTTGCAACGGTGAGAACCCTATTTCGGAATTTGCAGATTCCGGCGGAGCTATCAACAGAATTATTGAAATTGAATGTTGTGAGGATATTTACGAGAATCCAGCAGAGATTAACGGCATTGTCGTGAAGAACTACGGCTTTGCTGGAAGAGTGTTCGTTGGAAATCTCAAACAGTTCACATCGGATGATCTGAAAGAAATGAAAGCCGAAATTGAGAAAGGTTTTGACGGATATGACTTTCCAGCAAAGCAGGTAATGGCAATATCTACACTTCTGCTGGCTGACAAATTAGCTACAGATTTCATATTTAAGGATGGACGTGAGCTGACGGTCGAGGACGTTGTAGGCATACCTACACGCAAGAAAGATGTATCAGAAGGTCAGAGATGCTATGAATTCATTCTTGAAAGTCTCTCAGTGTACGGACAGCACTTTGATGCGCAATTTAGCTGTGATCAGTGGGGATTCAAGGAAACGCCAGATGAATATGGAGATGTATATGTATATTTTTATCCGAAACCTCTTGAAAACCTTTTGAAGAACAATGGATTCTCCAGAAAAGCCTTTTCGGCCTGGGCGATTAATCGAGAGTTAATCAAGCACACAGGAAAAAGAGATACGGTACTAAAAAGAGACGGTGGAAGTGTAATGAGGCTTATTGCGGTAAAGATTGTTGATATAAAAAGTCTTGAAAACGAGCAAGAAAATGAGGTTATTGAAACTGGTTTTCTGCCAGCTGATGCCGAAACAAATGTTCCGTTTTCGTAATTTGTAACCATGTAACCGTTGTAACACGAAAAAAAACATCCTATAGGAGAAAGTTTGAGAGTGTATAAAAAACATATACTCTAGTGATTCTCCTATATAAAAACCTTGGTTACATTGGTTACACGGTTACACACCTCTGAAGCCCACATAAAATAAGGGTTTGTGGCGTAACCAGTGGATTAAAAAAGCCGGTTACACACGGGTTACAAAATTAAAAAGTATATGCAATTAGATTTATTATAACAAAATTAACTGAATATTGCAAAAATATTCAGTTAACATAATTATTACAAGGAGTGGTTACAAAATGAAAAAAGACGATCTCAATAAAAAGCAAAGATATGCATTAGATACAATGCTGTCTGGCAGTAATGTTTTTCTGACAGGTGACGCAGGAACAGGCAAGACAACGGTTATCCAAACGTTCATCGATGAGGCGGAAAAAGCTGGTAAAAATATTCTGGTATCCGCCACTACTGGAATTGCAGCGGATAATATCGGATATGGGGCAACTACCGTACACCGAGCATTGAATATTTCAATTAAATTTGAGGACTATAAGAAAAAGGTGAAATCCAGAGCTGAACTTCTGAAAGAAGCAGATGTTCTTATCATTGATGAAATCAGCATGTGCCGGTTCGATTTGTTCAATATGATTGCAAAGACGATCATCACGGAGAATGAAGAGAGAGCAGTTGACAGACTTCTGATCGGAGAGGACAAAGAAGACATTCAGTTAATCGTGATAGGTGATTTCTACCAGCTTCCGCCAGTTATTACGACAGACGATCGAAAAATTCTCTGTCGGATGTATGGATCTGATTATGGAAAGGGTGGAAAGTATGAACATGGATATGCTTTCATGTCTGAATACTGGAAAGAAATGGGATTTGAATATATCAAACTTGATGAGGTATGCAGGCAGAATGATGAGGGATTTAAGTATGTGCTGAATGATATTAAATATGGCAACAATATTAGAAAATCCATTGCATATCTGGAGAACAACGAATCAGACAAAGTTATACCGGAAGCGCCGTTCTTGGTTGGCACTAATGCAGAAGCTGACAGAATTAACAATACTTTCCTTGGCAAGTTGGATAAAAAGACCGAAAAAGTGTTTCATGCAGCAGTTGACGGCGAGCTAACATCTGCCGATATTAAGAACATTGCATTTGCCAGAGAGGACTTAATTCTTAACATCGGTGCAAAAGTGATGATTACAGTCAATGATTTGTCTGGAAACTACGTTAATGGAACGATTGGCATCATTCAGAAAATTGTGGAAAACGGAGAATTTGAAGAATCTTATCTGGTTATCAAAACTGATAAGGGCAAAACAGTTAGCTTATATAGATACAATAAAGACATTGAGAAACAGGTTATTGAGGAATCCGAACAAGAAAAGGATGGTCGGAAGATCGTGAAAGAGAAGATTGTCCGTAAGAAAGTAGGCTCTTTCTCTCAGTTCCCGGTAAAACTTGCCTGGGCAATCAGCATTCATAAATCACAGGGACAGACATTTGAAAAAATCAACATTGACCCTTGCTGTTGGGATCCTGGACAGTTCTATGTGGCTGTTTCCCGGGCTAAATCAGCTAACGGCATACATTTTATCAGACCGATAAAACAGAGCTATATAAAGGCGTTTAGCAAGGATAACGAGCGACTTCTTGAACAGAGTTTTGAGGTAGAAGAAGGTGCGTAAGTATGAGAGTGACGCATGAGCAGATACCGAACACCATAAAGTTTTTACAGATTGACTTTCCGGCACTGGTCCTCCAGACTGCCGGAATTGAGGCAAAAGATGAATACTGGCAGCAGGTAGTTGAACAGATCCATGTTGTATCTGAAAAATATAACAAAAATGGATTTGTAGATCACATGCTTGTTGCTTATTCGAATTATCTTTCCAAGATGTTTAATAAGGCAAAAGAATTGGAAAAGGAGAATCAAAATGCCGTACAACACAAAGAATAGATACGAACAGGGACAGGCTCTCAGGAAAGAAATTTATATGTATATTGTCAGTTATATCAAACTGGTTGGATATGCACCGTCAATTACAGAGATTTCTGAAAGGGTGGATGCCGGGAGAGCTACGGTCTGGAAACATATCAATAATCTGGTTGATGATGGTTTGCTCAAGACAAACCACCCCAGTACCGACAGGGCATATACTCCAGTTGGGTACGGAATAAGAAAGATAAATAAGGAGACAAGATGAAACTTTATGACATTGTTACAGCAGATGGTACATTCGTCGACAGTATGAGCAGAATAGAGATTTTGGAACGGTTCGGGATTTCTAAAGGCGTCTTTCAAAGATATCTGGATAATGGCGACCTGTTAGAAGGGAAATATCAGATAAATGATTATGACTGTGACATAAAAGCAAGGAAATGTAAGGATAGGGAATTATTCTTACAGTTTGATGTTCTGACTCAGAAGATAAAGAGGGCGGTTGGACGGGAAAACTAAAAACTGCATTACAGCGTCAAATAATATAAAATGTGGAGGATTGGTACAATGAATAAAATGCGTGAATATGAACGAGGCAGGGAAGACGGGCTTGACCTTGCCAGACGAATTGTCAAACAGGGCGGGATTGAAGCCCTCGAACAGGAATGCAAGTTCCGGGGTGCGACCGGGATACATACCTCTCTGGCAGTAAAAGACCTTGATAAAGCATCAGAAAAGATAAAAGAGGTTATAGCGGATTCATTCGTAATATTGTCAATCGCCGTTCTGCATGATGATTTCGGTTTTGGCGAGAAACGCTGCCAGAGATTTAGAAATGGACTTGACCGGGCTGCTGATTATATCAATGACGGTCTGGCAGAATGGATTGATTATGTAGACGCTATTAAAGAAGAGTTAGGAATTGTATTAAAGAATCCCGGAGAATAACGAGCAGGTAGCGTTTGGATAAATTAATCATGGAAGACTGCACAATAGCGTGTCAGTTACTTACGTGGGGAAAGTGAGGTAAGTAATGAATATTGATAAAGCAAAATTGAAGTTAGGAATTTGGTACGAGGATGAAAACGGAAATGTGATTAATCAAAAAGAAGATTTAATGTGGGAAGCACCGGAAAAGGCAAGAACGTATCATTCTTGTTTCCCGCTGCAAATAACGGAAAGCATTTATGCGGTACATAGCAAATCTCAAAAGGAAACATGCAAACACAAAAGAAAATATTGGAAAAAGGATACAGGTCTGATAAAGGGATTAAAAGGCCATATATGCACTAATTGCGGGTGTAACCAAACAAGAAAGTGGTGGCAGCCATGGGGAAGAAAATGGGATTATGGAACGGATATTACACCACTTATTGACCTTCATACAAGTATTGGAGGTGGAAATCAAGATGTCATAATGGCAATGGTAAACAGCGGAGATTATACACTACAGGAAGCACTCGTTGTTTTTTCTACGGCCTGCGAAAGATGTATGAATGTACTTACATACAAGTATTTGAATGGAGCGGATGGATATGAAGAATATTCAGACGAGTGGAAAAAATGCAATACTGAATGCGATTTTTGTAAGATTAAGGAGGACGCAAAATGTTAATCAGAAGTCAGGATAAAACAACGTTGGTAAGGTTCGAAAACATTGTAGTCAATCTAAAACTTCCAGATTCGTTGAAAGTTATATGTTGGAGTTGGCAGGATACACAGAGAAGTGGAGGATATTTTGTTTTAGGAAAATATTTTACCAAAGTAAAAGCCATGAAGGTATTAGATATGATTCAGAAGCGTTATGAGGAATATGAAACTGAAAGAATCTATAAAGAGGGCGCATTCAAGATCGGGGCGTTTCAAATGCCAGAAGATAGCGAGGTGGAAGCATGAGCCATATCAAAGACAGATTAAAGCAATACAAAGATGAGTATTCAAAGTACGGTAAGTACGATGGACTGTATGTAGCGGATGTTCTGGAAATGCTTGAACAGCTTCAGGATGACTTAGAACTGGATGAAAATGAAAACGATTGGATTCCAGTCGAAAAGAAACCGCCAGAGCCGGGCAAGGATGTTGCTGTACTGCTTAAAGGCTTTATCCCGGCAATTGGCAGATATGAAGTAATAAGAGACGGCATTGGAGCCTTTGTAGTTCCAGGGCAAATTGAGACTCCTGTAGAATTCAGATTGCCTGTAACTGCATGGACACCGTTGCCAGAGCCATACAAGGAGGACTAAATGGGAAAATGTAAATTAACCTGTCCGGACGGTGAAACAGAATGCTGCATCTGCTGTACTAAACAGGATTCCTGCCAGTGCAGATGTGACGATATGGACAGCTATGAATATGCGGAGGAGTGTGAAGAGTATGAGACTGATTGATGCTGATAAATTTAAAGAACAGGTTGCAGCGATGACGATTGCACATAATTATCCACCAAGCAAAGCAATTGCTTTGACTGAACTGATTGATAAACAGCCTACTGCGTTTGACTTGGATATGGTTGTTCAACAGTTGGAAATGTTAATCGAAGATAAATGTTCAGAATCGGGTGACGATTGGTATACAGCCCAATGTCTGAATGAAGCAGTTGAAATTGTGAAAGGTGGTGAAGTTGATGGCAATTAAACCTATTTTATTCAATACCGAGATGGTTCGGGCAATCATGGACGGAAGAAAGAGTTGTACTCGGCGGTTAGTAAAGCCTCAACCAGACGAAAAGCATACATTTCAGCTCGGTTTTGTTACCGACAGTACAGAGAAGAAAGAGGTAGGATGCTTTGGATTTGGCATTGATGAATATAGTGGTTCTATTCAGTATGTAAAGCCGCCGTATCAGCCAGGCGATATACTTTATGTCCGAGAAACATGGGAGCGTTTTGAATGTTGGAACTGTGAGGGAGATGAAAGAGGAAATTGCCCCAAAGAACTAAAGAAAAGCGTTTTGTATAAAACTTGTGGTTGCTACATGTATCGGGCAACAGATGAAATAAGTAGAGACGCGAAGTGGAAACCATCCATCCACATGCCGAAAGAAGCTGCTCGTATCTGGCTGAAGGTTACGAATGTGAGAGTGGAGCGGTTACAGGAAATTACGGAAGTGCAGACGGAAGAAGAGGGGTTTTTGTTTACACCACCATGCTTACATCAGACGGGCGAAAATTATTGTGATATAGATGGCCCGTGTGGAAACAAGATTAAATACTGCGATATGAGTGCAGGAGAGCTATTTGGAAAAGTGTTATGGGACAGCACCATTAAGAAATCAGATATTGACATCTACGGCTGGGATGCGAACCCGTGGGTCTGGGTGATCGAGTTTGAACGGTGTGAGAAACCGAAGGAGGTGTGATATGAGAGAAATTCTTTTTAAGGCAAAGAGAGTTAAAAATGGAGAATGGATAGAAGGGAGCCTCATAGATTTGGATATTGACAGCGGATATTGCTATATCGTTCCGCCGTATAAAGGAGCGAGTACATTGCCAATCGGCTTTTTGATAACAGACGGAATGGAATTGGTTATTCCAGAAACCCTCTGCCAGTTCACGGGACTTTGCGACAAGAACGGGAAGAAGATTTGGGAAAATGATATTCTGATGGCGCACTTGGACGAATCCTACCCAGAGGATGCGACATATGAAGCCGTTGAATGGGGTGTTGCAGGATGGGTAGCGCATGAAGCTAATAGCATAGACAGACAGTATATTGATGAGTTTGATCTTGAACATTATGAAGTAGTTGGCAACATTTTCGACAATAAAGAATTATTACAGGAGGGATACAAATGAGTAGCGCAAGTACAATATTCGGAACTAAAGCGTATGTATGCGCAAGATATTTTCTTAGACCGGGAAAGTGTTTCAAATATATCGACCAGCGTGGCGAGGATGCCACAGAACACGTCTATGAGGTCATGGCGTTATATCCGTACTGCGTCCTGTTAAGAGATACCAGAAACGGAGTCAGAACTTGCCCGGGATATAACACTTTGAGTCTGATGCTGAGAGGAAGTGAAGCGAATGAATAACAAACCTACACCAGACATAACGCCAAACCTTGCTATATCAGCATACCATGTATTACAGCAATATTGTACTGGACAGCCAGCAGATTGCAAAGGCTGCGGATTCTACGAACACTGTCCAGAATGTTTTCGAGGCATGCCATGTGACTGGAACCCAAACGAAGAGGGTGAAATAAATGAAACTGAGAAAGGCAACACTAATTGACTACGGAGTGCCGCCGGACGATATACCGACATTACAAAGCCACTTGCGGAATCTTAGCGAAAGCGATAAATATAATCTGTTACAGGTATCTATTAAATATGCACCCGGCATCGAATCGCAAATCTATGACAGCATCGTGAACGGTATCGGCTATCGGACAATGGAGAAGATCAGGACAGTTCCCGCAGCGGAAAATGACTTCTATGGCTACAAACGTAAGGTCATGGCGGAATACTATCATCTGGCCAAACTGATCGGCAGGCTTTAAAAAAAACTTAAAAATTTATAAAAGTGGTAGAGAGCTATGTACGCCCTAGTATGGTATTATAGTATATATAACTATAACTATGCTAGGGTGTTTTAATTCAGAAAGGATATGATTGGATGTTGATAGGATGGCAAATGAGAAAAATTTAATACCGAATTCTGAACGAACTCCGAGCGAGCTTCGAGAAATGACCAGAAAAGGCGGTATTGCATCAGGCCAGGCACGTCGTCAAAAGAAAACCCTTTCTGAATTAGCAAAAATGATAGCTGAGAACCCCGCCCCGACTGCTGCAAAGAAGAAGCTCACAAAGATGGGAATATCTGATGAGGATGCAAATAATAACGCCTGCATTGTAGCTGCTGTATACGATAAAGCTATCAAAGGAAATATGCAGGCAGTAGACAAATGGGAACAGTTGGTAGCTGTATCAAAATCAGACGAAAGCAAATACGAACTTCCTGCCAGAGTGCTCGGCAAGGCATTCGTGGATATTAACCGACAGATTAAGCCTAATATCGAATATGTATTCGAGGGCGGTCGAGGTGGCCTGAAATCTTCATTCGTAGCTTTTAAGATTGTTGAGCTTATCAAGAATAATCCTCAGATGCACGCCTGCATTACAAGACAGGTGGCCGGTACTCTGAAAGATTCTGTATATGCTAACATGAAATGGGCCATCAACGAACTGGGATTGATGGAAGAATTTGAATGCAAGGTGTCGCCACTTGAGATCAAGTATATTAAGACTGGACAGACAATATACTTCCGTGGTCTGGATGATGAAACCAAACTGAAATCCATTAAGCCGGAGTTTGGCTACATTGGAATCCTCTGGAAAGAAGAAAAAGATCAAATGAAGGGAGATGCTCAGGAACGCTCTGTTAATCAGTCAGTGCTTCGTGGTGGTGATGAATCCTATGATTTTTCATCATACAACCCACCAAAGTCAAAATCAAACTGGGTAAACAGGATTAAGCTCACGCCTAACCCGAAAAGAGTTATTCATCATTCGAGTTATCTGGAAGCCCCGGCGGAGTGGCTCGGACAGAAGTTTATTGACGATGCAGCACATCTGAAAGAAATCAATCCAGAAGCCTATGAGCATGAATACCTGGGTGTTCCGAATGGTGACGGCGGAAATGTATTTGAATATCTGGAGATTAGAGATATCACAGACGAAGAGATCAGCCACATGGATCGCATTTTCGCTGGTGTAGATTATGGATGGTACCCGGATGCCTTCTGCTATCTCCGAACTTATTATGATTCTGCCAGAGAGAAAATATATCTTATTGACGAATTGTATGTAAATAAATGGAGTAACTCCAAGACTGCTGATTGGATTAAGAAAAAAGGCTATGACGATTACACGATGATATGTGATTCTGCGGAACCTAAGTCCGTGAATGACTTCCGGGATGCCGGACTTCCTGCCAGAGGAGCAATCAAAGGACCAGGAAGTATCGAGTATGGTTTTAAATTCTTGCAAACAAAGACTATAGTCATTGACCCGAAGCGGACACCGAATGCATACAAAGAAATTACAGAGTATGAGTATGATCGGGACAAAGAGGGAAATGTAATAAGCGGTTATCCTGATGGAAACGATCACGCAATCTCGGCACTTAGGTATGCTTATGAGCCGTTATTTAACAGGAGAGGTTACAGTGCATAATGGGACTTATAACAACACTAAAAAGGTGGTTTAACATGATTTTCAAAAAACAAGCCGAAGAGGACTTTAAAATCCAGGCAGCAGAATTTCCGGAGATGGAATCGCTGATTAACCGGTGCGCGAACATTTACAGAGGTGCGCCGGAATGGCTGGATGATAAGAATAATATCAAGACGATCAATTTTGCTAAATCTGTCTGCTCAGAAACAGCTCGGCTCGCAACGCTGGCGATCGGCATTCAGATAGACGGTTCTGCAAGGGCTACGTGGCTACAGGAACAGATCGACAAGGTATATTTTCAAATCCGTCACTGGGTAGAATATGGCTGTGCTTATGGAACAGTATTTATTAAGCCAAATGGTGAAAGCATTGACGTATTTACTCCGGCAGATGTGATGATCGTGGACTATGATAATCAGGAAATTAAGGGAATCATATTCAAGGATTCTTATACTGTTGGACGGAAATACTATACACGGCTTGAATATCATAGATTTGTTGAGACTACCGTGGATGGCGTGACGACCTATCCGTACTACGTTTCTAATAGAGCCTATGTGTCAAAATCCCCTCAGTCAATCGGCGATAAGATTGACCTTAAACAGACCAAATGGGCTGACCTCATGGCAGATACACCACCAATTCTCAAGGCAAACGGTGAGAAACTGGACGGACCGCTATATGGAGTATTGCGGACACCGCAAGCGAATAACGTGGATATTAATGCACCATTGGGCTTGCCAATATTTGCCGAAGCTATCGAAGAACTAAAAGACCTCGACATTGCATACAGCCGAAATGCCGGAGAGATTTTTGATTCTCAGAAGATTGTTCTGGCAGATGATAGACTGCTAACGCCAAGTGGTACACCTGTGTCAGCTATGTCACCACAGGGCATGGAAAACAGGCGAAATGAGATGAAATTGCCGCACTTTGTCAAGAATGTATTCGGACAGGACGAGAAAGAGTTTTACCAAGAAATCAATCCGCAACTCAACACGGATACCCGCATAAGTGGCATAAATGCCCTTTTAAGCCAGCTGGGGTATAAGATTGGATTCTCCAATGGGTATTTTGTTTTCAATGAATCTAGCGGCATTCAGACAGCTACAGGAGTAGAAGCGGAACAGCAGAGGACAGTCCAGTTTATCAAAGACGTTCGAGACAAACTGGAATCCTGTTTGGATGAAGTAATCTACGCACTGAACGTTTACGCTGACCTATACGGGCTTGCACCTGTTGGAGCTTATGAAGTCAATTATGATTTTGGAGATATCTTGTATGTGCGTGAAAACGACCGTGCAAGATGGTGGCAGTATGTGACTACTGGCAAGGTTCCGGCATGGTTGTATTTCGTGAAGTTTGAAGGAATGACGAAAGACGAGGCGGTATCAATGACAAAAGAAGCAGAAAATGCACAAGCAAAAGGATTATTTGATGATGAATAAAAAAAGAGGGATTTATTTTCCCTCTGAATTAGATTTTAAATAATCAGATATTAATTTTTCGAGAATAGATGCTACGGAACACTTTTCTTTAATTGCAAGAATTTTAATTTGTTCCAATAAATTTTCATCTATGGTAGTCGTAAATTTAATTTTACTCATTATGACACCTCCTTTAATATGAATATACCATAAATACGTATAGACGTAAAGAATAAAATATGCTACAATATACGTGAATTAGTATATACGTATAAAAGGAGAACATAATATGAAGAATCAGATAAGATTGCATCTTGAGGGTGAAAGATATGGAAAGCTTGTAGTTACGGAAGAAGCCGAACCAATTTATAGTAAAACAGGAAAAATGATTCGGAGATGGAAGTGTAAATGTGATTGTGGAAATATCACAATCGTTAGACATGGAGATTTAAGAAATGGAAGTACTGTAAGCTGTGGCTGCTATAACCATGAAAAAGAATCGGCGGTGAAAACCCACGGGTATTCTCGTACAAAACTTGGAAATGTTTTTGAGGGAATGAAGCAGAGATGTAATAATCCCAAAAATAAAAACTATGAAAAGTATGGAGGAAGAGGAATAGAAATCTGTACGGAATGGTTAAATGATCCGAAAAAGTTCTTTGACTGGGCTATAAAAAATGGATATAAAGAGGGCTTGTCTATCGACAGGATAGACGTAAATGGAAACTACGAACCAGATAACTGCCGCTGGGCTGACAACGAAACCCAATGTCTAAACCAGAGACTAAGAAAAGACAATAAGACAGGATATAAGGGCATTTATTATAGTGAGGGAGTGTATAGGGTGCAAATTAGAAGAAACAAGAAGAGATATTACTTTGGATCATATAAAACATTATCTGAGGCAGTAAAAGCTTTAGAAGAAGCGAAAGCAATGGTCAAAGAAGCTCAGCCAGACGAGCCGAAATTATTTGGAGAGGAGTAAAAAGATGGCAGATAAACCAATAACAAGGGAAGAAAAATATCTTGCGTACTTGACAGGTGATTACACAGGCGAACTCCCGAAGCCAATCACGAGAAAAGAGAAGTATTTATACGAATTATGCTTAAAAGGAATAGGCGGTGAAATCTCGCCGGAAGAAATCAAGAATGCAGTAAATGAGTACCTTGAAAAGAATCCGGTCAAGCCCGGAGCCACGACAGAACAGGCACAGCAGATTGAGCAGAATAAAAAGGATGTTGATTCGCTAAAGGAAGATATAACTTATGTAACAGAAACAATATATGGTGACAATTTTTTAAAGACGCTTGAGACTGTCAAAACCGAATTGTATTACGAAAAGTATGCTTGGTTCATCCCACTTAATTTATATAGCCAAGGTGACACAATGTTGTTTTATTTCCCGACACTATCAGATGGCTCGTATCAAACATATTTATGTGACGAAAGCAAGGTTGCTGTACAGAATATTACTGTTTCAGTCAAAGATCATTATAGTACAGTTGAATATCCTAAGTTTGGAAAAAAATATGCATATCTCCGTATGTATGCGAAAAAAACGACGGATGTATGTTATATAAAAAAAATGAGTTTAACAATATTAAGTGTTATTGATGGGTTTACACAAAAAAATATACATTCATTGCTCGTTGACAATACCGGGAATACAGACGTGTCTAGGGATGTGCAAATGCTTATAAATAAATTGGAAGCGGACGATGTTGAGATTTATTTCCCAAAAGGAAAGTATCTCTTTTCTAATACTATCAATCATAAAAAAGGAAATGTGACTTTTAGATGTGCAGATGGTGTAGAAATGATTATTAATTCCAGTCCGGTTTATACAACATTTAACATATCTGGGGCGGATATTCCACCTTATTCTTTAGGTACATTTAAAATAATCGGCGGCCATTGGACAACTACAAGACCTTTTGATGTTTCTGGAGACAGTATAAGCACAGGTTTTCAATTAACAAAAATGGGTGGCGTGACTATTATAAATGCCACTTTCGAAGAATTAATGCAGAGTAGTCACCTATTTGATATATCAGGAACAAAAAATATATTGATACAAGGATGCACATTCAGAGGTACATTTTTTAATCCATCACAAAAACCGAATAAGTACGGAAATTTTGAAATGATACAAATTGACCTAGCAAGCGGAATTAATCTATCTATTTGTACCGAAAACGGACATAACGAGTGTACAAAAAATGTTGTTATAAAAGATTGCGTGTTTGAGCCAAGTGGCAAAGATAATTGTTACTTATACAGACCAGTAGGAATGCATTTTGGTGGAACTTTGATTAATAATGTGGTTGACTGGTACGATAATATAAAAATCGAAAACAACATTTTCCACAATGTTTTAGGACGGGCGATAGAAGTTTCTTGTGCAAGAAATGTATCAGTCAAGGGGAATATTTTCAAACAGGAGACGGAAATAATTGATGGAATAATAAAATGTGGAAGTGTAAGATGGGGTAATACTGCTACCTGGGCAACGTTTAGCGGTATTTCTGATAAACAACGATATAATTGTATGAATATCAGTATTCTCGACAATATGCTTAGTTGCAGTGTAGATTCTGATGAAATGTTTATAGATGCGTTTCCAGTATTAGATACATCTAGTATGTATGTTAATTCGTCTGGTAGCCATTTAACAAAAATGGCAAAGAATGTAACTATCAAAGGCAATACTGGTGATTTGAATATAAGAGCCAATAATATCCATATGTTGAACATCAATAATAATGATGTTCCAAATGTGTATGTTGACAACAACAGTTAATTAACTAAAGAGGGCTTTAGTTAACCAGTAAAAAAACAAAACATGTACCACAACATTTATCGAAAGAGGTGATATACTATACTTAGTCCAGAATATTTACGCCGAATAACAGAGGGCAGTGAACAAATTGCCGAAGAGCTGCATCAGTATATCATCTCTGAAATCGTGTCTCGGATGATGGCAAGAATCGGCAGGGGTGAGGACTATATTCTAACTAATGCTGATGCGTGGAGAATCAGAACACTACAGGAATCCGGTGAACTGCTAGAGGACATTCTGGCAGAACTATCCAGATATACCAAACGTGAACAACGGGAGCTCCTTGAAACATTTGAAGATGCTGGAATCACTGCAATGAACTATGATGACAAGGTATATAAGGCAGCAGGATTAAACCCTGTGCCGCTTGAGCAATCCCCAGCTATGATAAGGCTCATGGAACGAAATATGCTTGCAACCATGGGTGAGTGGAAGAACTTCACACGGACAACTGCAAGTGCCGCTCAGAGGCTCTATATTGAACAATGCGACCTTGCATATAACCATGTGATGACTGGGGCGGTTGGGTATACGCAAGCCATCAAAGAGGCAGTTAATAACGTTGTATCAGATGGCGTCACTGTCACATATCCATCTGGCAGAAAAGACACCATCGAAACCGCAGTTGCACGTTCTGTTAGAACTGGCGTGGCGCAGGCTACGGGAGATATATCCCTAAAACGCATGGAAGAAATGGACTGGGATTTAGTTCTGGTCAGTGCGCACATAGGAGCGAGGACGGGTGACGGCGGCGAGAATCCGGGAAATCACTCGTTTTGGCAAGGCAAGATATACTCTCGTTCTGGCAAGAGTAAGAAATTTCCGCCGTTCTCATTGACTGGGTATGGAACAGCAAGCGGATTGTCAGGGGTCAACTGTCGGCATAGCTTTGGAGCCAGTGATGGAGAATTTAATCCTTATGCAGAACTATCAGCACAGGACAAAGCCGACAAAGGTAAACAGTACGAAAAAGAACAGCGACAACGTACTTATGAACGGAGAATCCGCAAGACGAAGCGTGAAGTCCTTGGACTGCAAGCGGCGGTTGATAACTGTAAGGATGAACAGACAAGGTTCGCACTTCAGCAAGACCTTGACCGGAAGTCTTATCTTTTGCAGAAACAAAATACTGCATATAAAGATTACTGCAAGCAGAACGACTTGAGAGAACTGCAAGACCGGCTCATGATTGCTAAGTGGAACCGTCAGAACGCTGCTAAAGCCAGAGGAGCGGCAAAACGTTATAAAACAGCAAAGGGGATTGACTGATGGATAGATGGGAATATTTCAATCCGAATCCTGTTAAGGATAAGAGAACAGGAGATTGCGTTGTCCGGGCGATATGCAAAGCGACCGGGCAGGACTGGGAAACGGTATTCACCGGATTAATGATACAGGCGTGCACTCTGTCAGATATGCCAAGTGCAAATTATGTCTGGGGAGCGTACCTCTATAAACATGGATACAGACGCAAACTGATTGAACAATCAGAACGATATATCTATACAGTCAACGACTTTTGCACAGACCATCCGACAGGCACATACATTCTCTGCATAGATGGTCATGTGGTGACGGTACAGAACGGCAAATATTTTGATACATGGGATAGCGGTAATGAGATCCCGGTATATTACTGGGAAAAGGAGTAGCTAAATGAGCATATCAGAATTTGTACAGATTTTCCTCTCTATCTGCGGAGGGGTGTCTATTGTCGGAGGGGCGACAGCCGTAATTTTTAAATGGATTACTCCGGCATTCCGACTCAATAAGCGAGTAGAGACACTGGAAGAACATGATAGACGAGATTATGAAAGTCTTCGTAGAATCGCAGAACGAGATTCATTAATTCTGGAAGTGTTATCAACCATGTTGGACAGTCAGATCAGCGGGAATAATGTAGAAGAATTAAAAAAAACAAAACAGAAGCTTACAAATTATCTTGCGCAGAATCAGCGTTAGCATTAGTAAGGGGTATGCTCATGAAATTATATGTGTTCACAAAGAAAGATATAGACAGATTCTTGATAGAGTGCAATTTTACACCGGACGAAGAAAAACTGTTCCGGCTAAGATGTCAGGAACGCACTCTTGAATACTATGCTGAGAAAATGAATGTGAGTATATCCACGGCGAAACGATTAAGCCGGAGGGTGAATAATAAAATAATTAAAGTATGCTGATACTTTTCAGATACTAATTAGAGCCAGAAACGACCTGTTTCCGGTTCTTTTTTTATGCAAAAATATAGCTATAGAAAGTCATAGAATAAGTCATAGAATAAGTCATAGAATAAGTCATAGGAGGTGTACGAGATGGCATTATATAACAATCCTTATCAATATAGTTTTGGCGTTCCGGGACAGATGAATCAATTTCAGCAACAGCCTGTCCAGATGCCGGCTCAACCAGTACAACAGCAGCAGAACAATAATGGCATCCTGTGGGTATCTGGCGAAGTCGGTGCAAAATCCTATCTGGTAGCACCCGGAACAAGCGTTTTGCTGATGGATTCAGAATCAGAAAAATTCTTTATAAAATCCACAGACGTTTCCGGTATGCCACAGCCATTACGGACGTTTGAGTATCACGAAATAGGCACCCAGATGCCACCTAAACAGCCTGTTCAGAACATGGACAGTAAATATGTCACCAGACAGGAATACGACGATTTAAAGGGTAAATACGAAGCTATCATAAACCGATTAAATTCTTTTTCTGAACCTGTTAGAGCTAATACCGTGCAGGAATCAGCAGTCAAGGGAGGAAACGCAGATGAGTAATCCATTATTTAATGCACTTGGCGGTGGGATGACACAGGGAAACGGACCAATGCAGATGATACAGCAGTTTATGCAGTTTAAACAGAATTTTAAGGGAGACCCGAAGGAAGAAGTTCAGAAGATGTTACAGTCTGGACGGATTTCCCAACAGCAACTTAATCAGGTTCAACAGATGGCAGGGCAATTTCAGAACCTGCTGAAGAATATGAAATAGTACATTACAATCTGGCCAGATTGATGTAAATACGCAATAAAGGAGATTATAACTATGGATGGAAATTATAGCTTAGCAGATATTGCCGCTGCTACTGGAAACGGTAGAAATAATGACGGCATGTTTGGCGGAGATGGTAGCTGGTGGATTATTGTTTTATTCATTTTTGCTTTCTTCGGATGGGGAAACAACGGCTGGGGTAATAACGGCAACGGCGGCGGATATACAGCCACAGCAGCTACCCAGGCAGACATTCAGAGAGGATTTGACAATTCCGCAGTAATTAGCAAGCTTGACGGAATCAACAGCGGCCTGTGCGATGGCTTTTATGCCATGAATAATGGTATGCTTACCGGATTCAATGGAATCAACACAAACATCATGCAGACCGGCTTTGGAATCCAGCAGGCTATTAATGCTGATACTATAGCAAATATGCAGAACACAAATGCATTGCAGGCACAGCTTGCGAACTGCTGTTGCGAAACCAGAGAAGCAATTCAGGGCGTAAATTACAATATGGCGCAGAACACCTGTGCATTGCAGAACGCCATGAACAGTAACACAAGAGATATCATTGATAACCAGAATGCAAATACGAGAGCCGTTTTAGATTATCTCTGCAATGAAAAAATTTCTTCTCTTCAGGCTGAAAACAATGACCTCAGACGTGCCGCTTCTCAGGATCGCCAGAGTGCATTGCTCACAACTGCAATGGCTTCACAGACACAGCAGCTCATTAATGCGATTAATCCAGCACCGATTCCGGCATATCAGGTTCCTAACCCGAACACATATTACGGATGTGGATGTAACACTGGATGCAATTGCTAACAACTTCATATCGAGAGTATCTTTCGATTGATTCGAATGTCGGCTTATGCCGTATTACACAGAGGGGCAGGCTGATACCTGTCCTTTTGTGATATGAAAGGGGTAAAAATTATGGCAGAATTTACAAATGTAGCTGCTCAGACTGTAGCAGCAAATGGAAATGTAGTATATTCAAACGCAGCAGTTAAGGGTTCTAACTGCATTCAGCACAGAGAGGGAAGTGGAATCATCACTCTGAGAGGACTGACTAATCAGTGTAAAGCAAGATTCTTCGTGGATTTTTCTGGCAATATCGCAATTCCAACAGGCGGTACTGTCGGGGCTATTTCTCTGGCTATTGCAATCTCTGGTGAGCCGGTTCTTTCTTCTCAGATGATTTCCACGCCGGCGGCAGTAGACCAGTACAACAATGTGTCCGCAGGTATCTATATTGATGTACCTCGTGGATGTTGCGTTAACATCACAGTGGAAAACACAAGCGACCAGGCAGTATCTGTTGCGAACGCAAATATTATCGTAACCAGAGAAGCGTAGGAGGTGCAGTTATGAGAGATATTAAGGATTTATGTACAAGAATTGAAGATGAATTGTCCAAAATCGCTGATAATGGACTGACTACTGGAAATCTGGAAATGACATACAAACTGATTGATATGTACAAAGATATAAAGAACACGCAGTACTGGGACAAGAAAGTGGAGTACTATAACACTGTCCTTGATGAGATGCGTGGCGGATACAATGACGATTACAGCGAACGTGGAAGAAAGCGTGACAGCATGGGGAGATACAGCTCGAATGACGGCAGAATGATGCCGGATTACGACCGGGGCAGTTCTTATGCCAGACGCGGCGAGCATTATGTTAGAGGACATTATAGCCGCTCTGACGGACGAGATGCTTATGACGACTATATGGCACAGAAACAAAGCTATCGTTCCGGCAAGTCTGAAGACTGCAAAAGAAAGATGCTTGCCGCTCTGGAAGAGCATTTGGATGAACTCACAACAGAAATGAGTGATATGTCTAAGGACGCAGAATGCCGGGAGGAACGTGATCTTGTCAAGAGATATGTAGAAAAGCTCCGTGATATGCTCTAAAAACGTAAAAGTGGTAGAGAGGTAGTTAAAAGAAATCTGTTATAATGTAATTGTGCAGCAGGAAGCACAAATAAAACGGTTGTTTGACATTTTCGTTTTAATCCTCCTTTCTTTAATTTTTGTAGCTGGTGCGCACGCTTTTAATGGAAAGTTAAACAGGTTCGAATCCTGCCGTGCGCATTTGTCATCTGGCACGCAAGATGGCTCACCTCCTTGATTAAGGTTTTTGTTATTCATACTTTTCTTTTAAAAAAAAAGAAATAAATATCCGAAACAACTCGTGGCAGGCATGACACGTTAAACACCTTGCTAACCCGGGAATCCGGGTTGTGTGGAATGTACGCTAGTGGAAAACTGACAGAGTCGCACTCTGGTCTCCGGTTCGATTCCGGGCGCTCCGCTTTAATCCGCTTAGAGTTAAGCTGTTTGTATACAGGTGGTCTATGTCTCAGGTGGATTTACGCTATAGCGAAAGAAGTGAAATTCACCCCAGTTTCTTTTTAGAGGGTTGGCCGTTATAGGCGGCATGGAATGTAGCTCAGTGGTAGATCGCACTGTAAATGTGAGGTCGCAGGTTCGATTCCTGCCTTTCCGATTACCTTGCCAGTGGTCTAACTGGCTTAATCCATTTACCTGCGGCGGCAGGTCAATAAACACGACCAGGAGGATGTTATGCAGAAACTTATTGACACTTTAAAATCATTTGGAATTGAAATCCCGGAGGATAAACAGGCAGATGTAAAGAAAGCACTTTCTGAGAATTACAAGAACGCAAAGGAAGTGGCGAAAACTCTGTCAAAAGTTGAGGGAGAACGAGATAACTGGAAAGAACGTGCTGAGACAGCAGAAGAAACCTTAAAAGGTTTTGACGGTATCGACCCGGCAAATATTAAAAGTGAGTTAGAGACTTGGAAACAGAAAGCGGCAGATGCAGAGAAAGAATTCAACGCGAAAATCTATGACCGTGATTTCTCAGACGCACTCAAAGCGGCACTCGACAATGTTAAGTTTTCCAGTGAAGCTGCAAAGAAGTCTGTTATGGCAGACGTTAAAGAAGCCGGATTGAAGCTGAAAGATGGCAAAATCCTTGGATTAAACGACCTGATCGAACAGATGAAACAGTCTGACGCATCCGCTTTTGTGGATGAATCTCAGCAGCAGGCTCAGCAGAATCAGGCAAGATTTACCACTCACGTTGAACAGCAGCAGACACCGGGAAGCATGACTAAAAAAGATATCGAAGCGATCAAAGACCCGTCCGAGAGACAGGCTGCAATTGCTCAGAATATCCAGTTATTCCAGTGATTTTTTACACCGACTATACGCCAGAGTATAGCCGCTAACCCAATGCCTTAATAATTAATTATGGGTAGAAAGGATTTTATATGGCAGCAAAAGCTAATCTTATTATGACAAATGATATTCAGGTAAAAGCACGTGAGATTGATTTTGTTACCAGATTCGAAAGAAACTGGGAACACTTGCGTGAGATTTTGGGTATTATGAGACCTATCAAAAAACAGCCGGGTGCTGTACTCAAGTCCAAATATGCAGAGGGTACTTTGCAGAGTGGAAAAGTGGCAGAGGGTGAGGAAATCCCTTACAGCAAATTCGTTGTAAAAGAAAAACCCTATGCGGAAATGACTATCGAGAAGTACGCAAAGGCTGTATCTATCGAAGCGATTAAGGATCACGGTTACGAGAACGCTGTTCAGATGACCGATGATGAATTCCTTTTCCAGCTTCAGACTAATGTTACTGAAAGATTTTACAACTATCTGAAAACAGGTACTCTCTCATTCACGGAAACCACTTTCCAGATGGCTCTGGCAATGGCTAAAGGTCGTGTAGAAAACAAATTCAAACAAATGCATAGAAATGTAACTGGCGTTGTTGGGTTTGTAAATATTCTGGACGTGTACGAGTATATCGGAGCAGCTGGGATTTCTATTCAGAACCAGTTCGGCTTCCAGTATGTGAAAGACTTCCTGGGATTCAATACGATTTTCTTACTGTCTGACAGTGAAATTCCGAGAGGAACAGTAATCGCTACACCTGCTGAAAATATCGTTCTGTACTATGTTGACCCGAACGAATCTGATTTCGCAAAAGCGGGTCTTGTATATACTGTATCCGGTGAAACAAATCTGATCGGATTCCATACACAGGGCAATTACCACACAGCAGTGTCTGAATCATTCGCAATCATGGGGCTTACCCTCTTTGCAGAATATATTGACGCTGTTGCTGTCGGAACTATCGACACAACTCAGACACTGGGAACCCTCACTGTAAACTCCGCAGCAGGAAGTAAGAGTGGAGATACAAAAGTAACCATTACTCCGGCAAAAGCAAACGCAGGGAATGCATATAAATACAAAGTTGCATCTTCTGAGACTGCCGTAGACTACGGACAGAATGTGAAGAACTGGAGCGCATGGGATGGCGAATCCGATATTACAGCAGCAACAGGGCAGGTTATCACGGTGGTTGAGTGTGACAGCACCTACAAGGCACTTAGTGCCGGACATGCGACTGTAACAGCAAAATGATGATCTCAGGAGGTAACTGGCATGGCTTATGCAGATTATGAATTTTACACAACTTCATATTTCGGTTCGGTCGTGCCAGAAACCGACTTTCCACGGATGGCAGAAAGAGCCAGTGAATTTATAGATTTAATGACATCTGATAGGTTAGTGGATGGACTGCCGACAGATGAACGTTCACAGAAGCGCATCAAAAAGGCGGTCTGTTCATTGGCTGAATTAATGTATCAGATTGAGCTTGCTGAAAAGAATGCTACCAATGCCGCTGTGAGTGGTACATCAACCACAATCGGGTCCGGTGGTAGCACAACAGGCGTTGTAACCTCTGTATCATCCGGCAGCGAATCCATCTCTTACGCAACGCCACAGCAAATTGGGGCAAGTGCAAAGGAATGGAGCGCGGTATATGCCGCCGCCGGAGATATACAGAAAACGAACGACTTACTCTTAAAGACAGCTTTACCACTTCTGATGGGAGTAAGGACGGATGATGGAATACCAGTTTTGTATGCAGGAGTGTGATTGATATGAATTTTAGAGAAGCGTTTAAACTTATGAAACAGGGAGCAAAAGTAAAACTCCCGGGTTGGAATGGCTACTGGTGCTGGGATGATGAAAAACATACGATTATGATTCATTGCAGACCGAAAGATTCTGATGAAAGCCAGGGAGAAGTTCTCGATATCCGCGAAACGCAGAGAGTGGAATATACTTTCATGCACACACAGAGAGACGATTGGATGATTGCTGATGAGAATAACTGTGGTGTTCTTGGCGGTCAGTCAACATTTGGATTTGGCGATGCTATCCGTTATCTAAAAAGGGGACTTAAAGTGGCTCGTAAAGGTTGGAATGGGAAGAAACAGTATATCCAGTTAGCAACCGCAATCTCCTACAAATCGGCTGACGGCGAGATTGTAAATTGCAATCACGAAGCTATCGGAAACAAAGCAATCGCGTTTGTTGGAACATCTGGCGTACAGATGGGATGGCTTGCATCTCAGGCAGATATGTTAGCAGAGGATTGGATTTTCGCAGAATAGGAGGTATCCAGATAATGGACATTTCAACACTTGGCTCATGTATCGCAATCGTTATGATCTGCTACATCGTAGGAATGGGCTGTAAAGCATCAAAAAAAATCTCTGATGAATGGATTCCAGTAATCATGGCGGTTATTGGTGGAATTCTCGGAGCAGTCGGAATGGGAGTTATCCCAGATTTCCCGGCAACGGATTACATCACGGCGGTTGCAGTCGGTATGTTTAACGGATTGTCGGCTACCGGAGTGAATCAGGTTATTAAGCAGACAGTGCAGAAAGAATAATTAAGGAGAGGGTATCATGTACGAAAAAACAGTGACGATTTTTAATTATTACGAATCAGCCACGACAGGAGATGCGTACTGGTATCCTCATGTTTTATCTGGTGTTGACCTCATTACGGACAAGGGAGCAATCCTAAAGAAGTACGGGCCAGACGCAACAGACAACGCACAGTTACACGTTCGATACACTGTTCAGAACGGCGATATAATCATTGCTGACAAGGATGGTAAGATTCTCCCATGGGTGCCACCTAAAGAGTGGAAACAGCAGATTAACAACGCTCTGGAGGATACTATCACATTCTCAGACGAATCATTCTTCTGGGAGGGTGAGTGGACTGGTGGAACGGTAATGGATGGTGATTATAGGAATGGATTCTACCAGTACATGAATGAGAACAAGGACAACGTGTTTAAGATTACCAGTGTAGGCGGTCCGTATACGCTGATTCCACATTTTGAGATTCTGGGTAAGTGATATGAGTAAGATTCATCATTTTAAAGGATTCTCCGTAGTCGATGGAGATATGAAAATCAAGTTGAATATGGACAGGTTTTCCAGACAGTATCAAGAAGCCCAGTATCTCCTTGACGGAATGGTTATGGACAGCATGGTTCCATTTATGCCAATGATTACCGGAAATTTTATCAATCGGACAAGAGTTGAGAGTACATCTTTGCAAGGAACTGGGAAAGTATGCGCGGCGGCGGCTCCTTATGGGCGTTTTCTGTACGAGGGGAAAGGAATGGTTGATGAAGCAACTGGAAGTCCCTACGCAAGACGTGGAGCAAAGAAAGTTCTTGTTAGTCAGTTTTCTGGTCAGACAGCCGCAAAGGAAAATCTTGAATACACCAAACAAATTCACCCACAGGCACAAGCAAAGTGGTTCGATGCCGCTAAACGACAATACGGCGACACATGGATTCGTAAAGTAAAAGCACAGGCAGGAGGTGGCAGACATGGCGGATAAACCTATCGGAAAAGATGCAACTGGATATGAGATTCTGACAGATGCCATGAAAGCACTTCTAAACCAGTATCCAGGGTTATACGAAAATGAAACAATCAAGTTTGAAGAACTCGGCAAAGAATCAGGAATTGCGTTCTCGGCAGACAACGGGGCGTTGATCTATTCAGAGAAAGAAGACGTTTGCGGAACGATGCATCAGGTATGTCAGTACCCATTTTACGTGGTATATCGTACAGCATCTGACAAAGAAAGGCAGAAACTATCTGTTCAGAAGTTCCTTGACAATCTCGGTAAATGGATATGCCGGGAACCAGTTATCATAAACGGCTCTGAGACGCGTTTAAATGTGTTTCCAGAGCTTTCACAGGGACGAGTGATAAAGCGCATCACCCGTGACAACTCCTATGGTTTAGAGCCACAGGAGAGTGGCGTGCAGGACTGGCTATTGCCATTGTCAGTACGCTACGAAAATACTTACGAAGTAATATAACAAGTAACAACCGGCTATCAATTGGAGATAGTTGCTAACCTACACAGCCTTTTAAAAGTTATAGGCAGAAAGGACATTTCTATGGCAGTTACAGGTAAAATTGACCGTAAATATATGGCTCATTATATCGATGCAGGTTCCCTCTGTGGGGGACTAACACCGAAATATGAGCGTCTTGGAAAAGATCTGGAAGAGTATAATGTAGAACTCAATCCAGACACCGAAACATCTAAAAACATTCTTGGAGAATCCACGTTCAAACATAACGGTTACGAAGTTTCTTCTGATGCTGATCCATTCTATGCAGATACTACTTCTGATCTGTTCACAGCATTACAGAAGATTGTAGATGGACGTCTCAAAGACGATAACCTCAAGACAAAAGCAGTTGAGGTTCATCTCTGGACAGAAGCCACAGCAGGCAAGTATGAAGCATATCAGCAGGACTGCTACGTTGTGCCGACTTCCTACGGTGGTGATACATCTGGCTACCAGATTCCATTTACTGTCAACTATACCGGCGAGCGCGTAAAAGGAAAATTTGATATCAGCTCCGGAACATTTACAGCTGACAGCGAATAATTTTTTAGGAGGATATAAAAAATGGCAAAAACAATTAACACAAACATTGATGATGGATTTCTTCTTTTCACATTCACAAACAAACAGGGCGAAGTGTTCTCTTCGTTCAAATTGAACCCTACTGACATTAATATTGCGGCAAGAGCGGAAGAATTGGAAACTTTCTTTGAACAGGCTCAGGAATCTGTTAAAAATGTTTCTTCTAGTAAAGAGATGGCGGAGATTAATAAACAGATTGAGGACAAAATCAATTACATGCTCGGATACGAAGCATCTAAGGATTTATTCAAAGAACCAATTACCGCAACAACTGTCTTTGGAAATGGTCAGGTGTTTGCCTATATCGTTCTGGACAAAATCAATGAAGCACTTACTCCGGAAATTGAAAAGAGAAAGAAAAAAATGCAGGAAGTGGTCAATAGGTACACGGAGAAGTATACAAAATGACCGCCTATGAGTTACCCGCCTCACTCAACATCAGTGGGGTGGATTTTTCTATCAGGACAGATTTTCGAGCGATTATTGATATTCTCATAGCCATGAATGACCCAGAACTGGATGAACAGGCGAAAGCTGTTGTTATGTTACAGATTTTGTTTGAGGACTGGCAAAGCATACCCCTGGAACATCTTACAGAAGCTTGTCAGAAAGCTTGCGAGTTTATTGATTGTGGTCAATTCGATGATAGCCCGAACAAGTCCAAACCCCGTTTGATGGACTGGGAACAGGATGGAGATATGATCGTTCCGGCAGTAAACAAGGTTACTGGTAAAGAAATCAGAGCAGTGCCTTATATGCACTGGTGGACGTTTTTTGGATATTTCATGGAGTCTGGCGAGTGCCTTTTTAATACCGTAGTTGGAATCCGGTCAAAAAAAGCAAAGGGTGAAAAACTCGATAAATGGGAGAAGAAATTCTATCAAGAAAATAAGAACATTATTGATATAAAAACACGTCTCAGCGATGAGGAGCAAGCGTACAAGGATGCGCTGAATGAGATGTTGAACCTCAAATAGTTAGGAGGTGGACACATGGCTGCTGATGGCTCAGTCATTATTGATACCAGAATGGACACATCAGGCGTGCAAAACGGCGTATCAGCAATCAGGCAGTCTTTTAACGGACTTGGCAGCGTAGTAAAAAAAATAGG